GCGTGGGGTGGAGCAATAAGGAAAGACGTAAAGGTACAATGGAAACAAGCATATAAAACAGGAGCAAAAAATGGCGAGTTATTCTGAAATATTAACAGCATATAAAACTGAACTAGAAGGTAGGAGAAACACTGTCGGTGTTAACTTAGATGTAATTTTAAACGCACCTAGAGCTATACCAGAACATACTCAAATTTTTGTAGAGGTTGACGCACTTGTGGGTCAAATGGCAGAGATAACAGACAAATTAAAAATTGTCAATTTTTTATTACAACAAAATAACCAAGGAGACTAAATGGATTTTATAACTTGTAGAAATGTAAACGACGGTTTTATACATGGGCTAGATTTACTCCAGCACTATAGAGATAAAGAAAAAGAAAGTAGAGTTGGTACAGTAGTCGAGGCTGATGGACCAGTGGCTACTACGTTTTTAAATCCTAGAGAAAAAGTTTTATTTGAAGAGATTCGTAAAGCTAACCCTTTCTTTCATTTTATGGAAAGTTTGTGGATGTTGGGTGGGAATAACGATCTAGAGTATGTACACTATTACAATAAACGTATGGAAGAATACAGTGATGATGGTATTACTTTACATGGAGCGTATGGGTTTAGGTGGCGAGAACACTTTGGTGGTGATCAACTGGGTATAATTATAGAAAGATTACGTAAAGATCCTACTGATAGAAGATGTGTATTACAGATGTGGGATCCTCAAGTAGACTTAAATAGAGCAGGTGTAGATGTACCGTGTAATACTGTTATTTATTTTAAAATACGAAACAATAAACTTATGATGACAGTTAGTAATAGATCTAACGATGTCATATGGGGCACGTTCGGTGCTAATATTGTACATATGTCTTTTCTACAAGAGTATGTTGCTAGTTTTGTAGGGGTAGAAGTAGGTAGCTATACTCAAATTAGTGACAGCTTCCATGCATATTTAGATGTGTATGATGAGATGTACGATAAACTTGCTGATGAAGACGCTTTTGATTATTACGGTATAAAACACACACCTAACCCATATGAAAATAAAGCTATAAATCCTTATCCTGTAGTTAATACAGAATTAGAGGTTTGGGAACAAGACTTAACATGGTTTTTATGTCGTTCACCTATGTCCTCTGTAGATTTTACTGACCCTTTCTTTAGTGAAGTGGCTGTGCCTCTGCAGGATGCGTGGTATTTATATAAACAAGGAGAATATGAAGAGGCACTCATTGAAGTTCAAGGTTGTGCTGCTACTGATTGGTGCACTGCTGGATTTAATTGGTTAAACAGAGCGATTAAAAATAAGGAAAATAAAAAATGAGTAATATACCACAATGGTCTTATAGTAGATTAAAAACTTTTGAGGACTGCCCCAAAAAAGCAGAGTATGCCTATATACAACGTATAAAAGAGCCTGGAAATAAAGCTATGGATAGAGGTAAAGATATTCATAAACTTTGTGAAGAGTATATACGAGGTAGGTTTGATGACGATATACCTAAACAGTTGCTTGAGTTTCAAGAGGCTTTTGAGCTATTAAAAGAACTACATTTAAAAGGTCATGTGCTTTGTGAGGGCGACTGGGCTTTCACTACAGAGTGGGAACCTACAGGTTGGTTTGATAGTGACACATGGGGCAGAGCTAAAGTAGATGCTTTTGTACACATAGAGGGTCAAGATAATGCTAGGGTAATTGACTTTAAAACAGGTAGATATGATGGTAATCAAGAGGGGCATAGAGAACAGTGTGAGTTATATGCTTCCATTGTATTTAGTAGACTACCTGAATTAAAAACTATCACTACAGAGTTATGGTATCTTGACCATGGTAAGCTAGACCGTTATCAATATGATAAAGAAACAGTTGAGGCTAAGAAAAACAGACTAAATGATAGAGCAGTTTTTATGACTACTACTACAGAGTTTCCTGCTAAGCCAAGTGAACGTAAGTGTAAGTGGTGTTATTTTGGTAAGCAAAATATATGCCGAAGTAGAATATAACCAAGGAGTAAATATGTCTGCAAATTTTGATAAAATAGAAAAGTTAGCTCAGCGTGATGTAGCCCAGCTACAGCATGCCGAGAAAAGTTATGGCGACAGTTGGCGTAAACGTGGTGGCGTGGGGGCGTTTATGATGTTGGCACGTAAGTTTGACCGTATAGAAAACCAGTCTATGAAGTGTCACTGGGATGTGTTTGGTGCCATACTAGACGACCCTACCTCTGCTGGTATATTAGACGACATACGTGATTTACGTTGTTATTTATATTTAGTTGAGGAGTATGCTACTCGTTTATTAGAAGAGATAGAAGCTAATAAAAGTAATGCAGAGTAGTATGTTTGCACCAGAGACTGACTGGTCACCTCCCAGTAGTCTCCCTGATTTAGCTAACTATAAAGAAGTAGCTATTGACTTAGAAACGTATGACCCTCTGCTTATGTCTCATGGACCGTCTTGGGCTTTTGAAGGACAGGGGTATGTAACTGGTATAGCTATAGCGACTAAAGACTTTGCTATTTATTTACCTATACAGCATGTTGGTGGTGGTAATTTAGACAAGCGAGTCGTTACTAACTGGATGATAAAACAAATGTCATATACTAATGACAAAATTTTTCATAACTCTTTGTATGATTTAGGTTGGCTAAGACGTCTAGGTATAGAAGTTAAAGGAACTATACATGATACTATGTTTGCTGCACCTCTTATAGATGAAAATCAGTTTGGTTATTCACTTAATAAATTAGGTCAAAGATATGTAGGGGAACTAAAAGATGAAAGCATGCTTGAAGAAGCAGCAAAATCTTTTGGGCTAGACCCTAAAAGTGAGATGTATAAATTACCAGCTAAGTATGTAGGTAAGTACGCTGAGCAAGATGCAGCACTTACTTTAAAACTCTGGGGTATATTAAAAGAAGGATTAGTTAAAGAAAACGTAGAAAAAATATACGCACTAGAAACTGCATTAATCCCCATATTACTAGACATGCGGTGGAAAGGTGTGCCTGTAGATTTAGATAGAGCTGAAAAGGTAGGCACTAAACTAAAGAAAGAAGAAGAAACTATTATGCGAGGTATACATAACGACTATGGTGTAACTCCTGATTTGTGGGCAGCAGCAAGCGTGGCTACTGTATTTGACCGTGCTGGTTTAAGTTACCCTAGAACTGCTAAAACAAATGCACCTAGTTTTACTTCAGCGTGGTTAGAAGGACATGAGCATAAACTAGCTAAGAGTATAGCTAGAGCTAGACAACTCAATAAAGCAAGAACTACTTTTATAGATAAGATGATACTAGAACATAATGTTAAAGGTAGAATACATGGGGAACTACATCCTTTACGCTCTGACCGTGGTGGAACTGTTACTGGTAGATTTAGTAGTAGTAAACCCAACCTTCAACAAGTACCAGCTAGACATGATGAGATTGGTCCACTTATCCGCAGTGTGTTTGTACCAGAACCTAATATGCATTGGGGAGCTTTTGATTACTCTCAACAAGAACCTAGACTAACTGTACACTATGCTCATAAAACTGAGCAAGAAGGTGCAGAAGAGGCAGTAGATGCCTACCGTAATAAAGATGCAGACTTTCATCAAGTTGTGGCAGACATGGCTAACATTAGTCGTAAAGAAGCTAAGATTATTAATCTTGGTTTAAGTTATGGCATGGGTAAAGATAAACTTATATCTCAATTAGATATCTCACCACAAGAAGCTGAAATATTATTCGATACTTTTCATAGACGCGTACCATTTATCAAAGGCTTACGAGATCAGTGTGCTAGGCTGGGCAGTAACCGTGGATTTATTACAACTGTATTAGGACGTAAGTGTAGGTTTAATTTATATGAACCTCGTTTTGAATATGGCGAAACTCCTCTACCTTACTCAGACGCTTTACATAAATACGGTCAGGATATTAAACGCTCGTTTACTTACAAGGCTATGAATAGGCTTATACAAGGCTCTGCTGCTGACATGACTAAAAAGGCTATGGTAGAGTTATACAAGGAAGGTATATTAGCCCACACACAAGTACATGATGAGTTAGATATCTCAGTAGATTCAAAAGAAACTTGTGAAAAAATTATAGAAATAATGGCGGACTGTGTGCCTTTAATTGTGCCTAATAAAGTAGACGCAGAAGTAGGGGAAAGCTGGGGCACAGCCTTACAAAACTACAAGGAGTTTTACGCATGATAAGTAATAAAGAAAAATTAAGGGCTAAGTATTTTGAAATATTTATGCTTACTTTAAACACAGACATGACACTTGAAGAAATAGGAAAAAAATATAAGATGTCAAAACAACGTGTGTGGCAAATAGTGAGGTTTAATGAGCTTGGTGGAGGAGATTATTACCGTGGATATCAAGTATATACTGACCACTATAATACTTTACTATATGATGCAAATATTAGTACAATAGAACGTAAGCAACAAATGA